TACTCTCGGCACGATGTGCAGGTATGGTCATTGGACCATCTATAACTGCAAACGTTGCGGTCTCTTTATCTATACACGAAATCTGATCAATTATTTTTTGAACTTCGGGGAAATCCTTGACCTTGTAGTAATAATAATTATTATTCTTCTTGAACCATGGATCAAGTTTATGAAAGTAATGTTTCTTTGCGTCGGCGACACCCTTTTCAAATTCGTATAAAATCTTATTATAGTTTGCTCGTACAAACCACAGATTTGGGTAATCCATGATATTGTATTCAAACTTGTGAAACATCATATCCACCAAAGTGTTCCTCATACCAACCAGAGGTCTGAGAGGTCTCTGGAAATAAAGTAGATCTATTGGTGACTTTAAATAATCGTGAAGAACAAGAACTACTGGTAGCCACAGAAGACGCCACATTAATTTCTCTGTATAAAATAAAAATGCCAGGTTACGGCAAGCGAATGGAAATGTTTACCCCAGAGCCCACTGCAGAAGCTCCAGTATTGGAACAACGATTTGTCATGCCACGCGTCACCCTCGTCCAGTTGACCATCCTCGCGATGATCCTCTACTATGCGTGGTCTGTGCGTAAGATGAACAAGGCTGTCGTGTCCACAGCAGCTCTCGCCATTGGTCTCCTCCACATGTATGACCACATGTACCGTCTGAAGCGTGGTGATGAACGTCTCTTCTTCTTCCCAGAAGCCAAGAAGGAGGGGTACTGTGGCGCTTGCCGAAAATAAATTAGCTATACATTGTAAGTATGCACGTCAAGATTGTTCGTAGCCCAGATCGTAAAAAGAAGTTCAGGGCAATCCTAGGAGACGGCAGGACTGTTGACTTTGGTGCCAGTGGGTATTCCGACTACACCAAACACAAGAATCCTTCACGAATGCGCTCATATGTCCTCAGACATGGTGGTCAAATTCCAAAACGTATTGTGGCTGAACGTCAGCCAGCAATGATACACAGAATGATGCGTGATATAGATAAGAGTGACAAAGAAGATTGGAAATTAAGTGGTATTGGGGGTGCTGGATTTTGGTCGCGTTGGTATCTCTGGAGTCAACCAACGATTCCAGAGGTACAAAGGTTTATGGCAAAGAGATTTGGAATTAAATTCATCTAATTGTTAGACAACCCACGCCTCTTTAGGTTAGCTTTTCGTACTCCATTTAATATACACTAACAAAAATTATTGATACCTGACACCGGCTCGTGTCGCCGCATCATCAATTTCGTCAACCATTTCCCACGCCCATAGACACTCTTGTGCGTTTTGGTCTTCACAAATAGAGTGCGCCAAGTCAAGAGCTTCGTGAAGAATCATTTTGAGACGCATCTGCCTCACTGTAATTTTTTTAGGTTCTCTCAAAGAGGGTGCCTCGTACATCTGTTGAAGTGCGACACGAGTGATTTCAGACTTCTTCCGTTCATAATTGATTTCTTCACTTCTTTGGGCTGCGACAATTTGAAGTTTTCTACGAATGGGTGCTGGTTCAGGTGACCAATACCCAAATTTCTTGAGAGTCTGCACCATTAAATATCTATTGGAAGATATTTTTAAGACCATTTAAGTCTCTCTACAAATCTTCTTAATAAATACGGTGTAAGTTCACTTAAGGAGCCAAATGGCACATATCTATAATCTGGAAAATCCTCACCCATACCTAAAAGTTGTGCAACTTTGTATCTTCTATGTGGAGTACATCGTGCAAATTTGATATCTTCAGAATTATGTGTCGCCAATAGGGTGTGTACATTTTCACTCGCACCCAGAGACATATTGAGACCCTCGCGAAATGATTTATCAACTTCCAATTTATTTGGTAAAAGACCAACCTGTTTACCAAGATAAGCACCCCTCACCAATTTCACACCCAAATTAATACCATGTCTCTCAGCGGCGAGAAGATCCATTTCAAGTTCTTTGAGGGCAGCGCTACGATACATTTGATATGTTTTAAATACATATGGTTTGTGACGATTGAATTCATACATCATATCATATGATTCTCGTGAATAAAGGATATCTTCGGCGTCAATACAGACTTGACAATTGTTATTTATCGCGTGTTGAATTATCTTTTTCATGTGCGCCACCGCAAAAGTTGGTGATTCTCTAGATCCAAATGAAGTCATTTTTAGAGCAAACATACTTCCTGGAATATTTGACATCATGGTCATATTAACATCGCTGACATGTTGTGCGTCATGGAGTTTACAGTTCTCTCTCGCATAATCCAAAATAACTTTAGCGCTAGAGCGATGAACGTCTCTAATGACTTTTGTTAGTTCATGATTGAGTGCTGCATACCTCAGCATATCTTAAAGATATGGTACATTTTTAATACATGGATATGGAGACTCGTACTTTGATAACTAAAGTGCTTCTTCCCCGTATTAGGCAACTTGAGGAAGAAGTCGCTGCGTTGCGAAGACACACATGGCCGTATGTTCAATCTCAGAAGGAAACTAATCAACTTGATGACATGCACGCAAAGAGAGACTTTTTCAAAAATCTGGACGATGACACAATCTTGGAACTCTTGAGACTCAAGGCGAGACTCTCAAGAAACCCAGGGCTTCAGGGGAGAGAATATGATGTTATTACGACTTTGCGGGATAATTTTTGTTAGTGTATATTAAATGGCGTTCTTGCTTCCACTTCTGGGTTTAGATGCACTTGGTGTATCCGTACCAGGCGCGGGATTATTTACCGCACCTGTTGTTGCCTTTCAAAAGGATAAAGATCTTGATGCGAGTACCATGATATCTCTTATCTGTTCGTGCTTGTGTTCAGCTATGGTTGTGCAGAGAATGGTAAATTTTCCATTTAAATCACCACCTATCATGATGATGTTGGCTGCCTGCTGTTTCTTGAGTTGTTGCTCATCCGTGATGTTAACTAAAGACACTTATGATCGTTTTACTCACAAATCGGAATAGTTTAGAAGAAATCATCCGTTCTGTACATATTCACCGTGTATGAACCAGTTTTACCAGTTACTGAAACTGTTTCATTCCCATATATCTCTTCACACCCAATATCTTCCATACAGTCGCGCGCGTTGTGTGTCACGGGAACCGGGTACAAGTTTTCACCACCCGTTGTGGTATAATAGTGATAGCGATCCCTGCGTCCTCTGACCTCTTTACCGTAGAGGGGGAGAGTCTCTTCTCCAGCACCCGTGAGAATACCCATCTGTTGCATGAAACCTGGCTTGTATTGTTTGATTGGCGCGCTCCTGAATTCTGGTTCGCGTCGTGGTTCGCGTCGCTCCATCTCAATGCGTGGTGGCACTGGCATCACTGGGACTTCCACTGGAACTTCGACAACCTTAGGGTTATAGTACATGTATCCCAAAACCAGAGCAAGTACAATAATAACTGACCATAAGATTTGAGTCTTGTTTTTGTTCTTTATCTTCATTTATAATAGTTAAGGAATATTATTCAGATAAAGACATGAAGGTACTCGCTATAGATATTGGGTATCATAATATGGGACTTGTCCTCGCCGAATGTGGTAAAGGTCCAAAGGTAGATGTAGAGTTCATGAAGAAGGTAAGTCTCGAAGACTACAAATATATTCACTCAAATGATATCGTTGATCTCATTCCTTTATTTGTAGAAGATCACAGGTTTATATTTGATGCAGCTGACACTATACTTATAGAGAGACAACCACCCGGAGGGTTTACAAACATTGAGGTACTTCTAAATTACATGTTCAAAGATAAAGTTATATTGGTTTCACCTGTGAGCATGCATACACATTTTGGTATGAGACATCTAAATTACGAGGAACGCAAGGAGCGAACTGTCTCTATTGCAGATAAGTACATTGAGGGTGAAATACCCTACGAGAGGAAACATGATATTGCCGACGCACTATGTATGATTTTGTATTATAACTTTAGAGTTTCCGTGCACTTTTTTGATAAATTTAGGTTTGACGGGCCTCGGCTCTAATAATTTCTAATGCATTTGCCACCGAGTCCAAAGCTTCAAACATTGTAGAAGCACTGCGATTCTTACAGCAATCTCTAATTTTTTCAATG